CCAAGCATTCAACGTACAGAGAATAAAGAACTGCGTAAATATATTCCTACTATTGTAGACATTGCACAAAATATGGAAACATATGTACGTGAAGCTTACCAAACTAAGTCAGATGAATTTAAAGCAAAGGTATCTGAGAACCAGTATGTCAACTCTGAAATTGTTCCTTTGATAAAGTCACAGGTAAATAATTTAAAGCGTGAACTACGTGACGCAGGTATGCAGTACATGTCGGGTGATCCTTACTTGATTGCACAAACTCAGTATAGGCGTATGTCACCTGACTTCCGCAAGTATGCTACCGTTAAGTTCATAGAGAATAATGGTAGATCACCAGACGGATCAAACACAGCTGACCTACAAGAGATGATCCAGCTAGGTAAGGCATACAAAGAAGCCATACGATAACAATAAAAAAGGGCGGCTTAATTGCCGCCCGATTTATGTCTACCGTTTGTCTCCACTACCTTGTAGTACACCCCTAGCCTTTCGGTCATGTAGCTTACGTAAGTTATTCTTTGCAAGCTCTGTCATGTCTACGTTTAGATCACGGCATAGTGCTGCAATATACCATAGGCAATCTCCTACTTCATCTGCAATTGCTTCACGATCAAACTTACCATCACGTAAAATCTTCTTCACCTTGTTAGCAACTTCACCCGCCTCTGCTGCCAATCCAAGTGCAGGGTACAGTACCTGATGATCTATTTTATATATAGCAGTTTCTGATGCCATGTCTTGGTACGACTTGAAGTTTATGTTTTCATATTTCTTTTCCATAAATTGTCTAGCCTCTTCCTGTAGCTTGTTCATGATCCCTTACCCGTTTTAACTGATCAAAGTAGGCTTTGTTAAACCCACGTTCCCATTCCCTGTACTGCATTGTGTCACTTGGAAATGGATTAGAAATACGTCCTTGCCTAAAATCTTTGTAGCCTTTCTCTTGTTGAAACTTTAACGGTGCATCGTACTTACCAAGGCCACGTTGTTTGCGAGTCAGTTGTTTTTGCATGTGCATATCTCCTTATGCTACGTTGATTAATTCTGCTTCTGTGTACGGTATGTGATAAAACTGTTCACCCTTTAGGATGTTGCGTCCCTGTGCTTCACGTAACCGATCCTTAGTTAGGCTTGTATCTTTGATACGCCACGCTTGCTTCATGTCGTTACGAAAGATGTAGAAGTTTAGTACCCCATTCTCCCCCTCATATTTATCAAGTAATCTCCCTTTACGTTCTGGAATACGTATCTCTTTCCAGTGTGTGGGCCAATCACTTTTCCAAGCTACCTTTACTTCTGCTTCATTGTAGTATGTATACTCTTCTTTCTTAGATACAATGTCTACGTAGTAGTTCTCTTCTGTGTTTTCAATATCGTGACCAACACTCTCTAAGTATTGTACGAGTTTGTCTTTGGCTGGTGCATCATAACTTTTATAAAGCTTAGTGCTAAATTGTTTACGAGTAGGTTTCACGTATATACTCCTTCAATTCTGTGTAACCACCTAAGTGAGTTCCATCTGGTTTAAATATCTGTGGTACTGTAGTTATACTTGATCTTTTTAGTAAGGACAATATCCATTTACTACTGTCTGATTGTATGTTGTACTCTGTGTAATCTAACCCTGCACCTTTCATGAGGGCTTTAGCAGCATCACAGAAGCTACATTGATTACGTGTTATTATCACCCACATTTAATTGTCTCCATTTTAATTGTTGTTTAAGTTTTTTTTGATCGTGTTCACTCATTATACTCCACTCACGAATCTCGTCAATAGTTCTTTTGCACCCCGCACAATAACCGTGTTCAATACGACACACTTTTGTGCAGGGTGATGGTATATTACCTACGTTAGGTCTACGATTTCGCACGAGTCACCAGAGCAAGCCATCGTCTGCATACTTACTGTGTTGTCTTCATTCTCGTAGTTAGAGAGGTCTGACCAGTCAATGGATTCAGGCATTAGTGATAGCATCTCTTCGTACTCTTCCTTAGTGCAATCCTGATATGGTGCCTGTTGGTAAGTATGATCTGAGTGTGGCAAGAATGACACACCTGACATCTCGTCAAAGTGCTCATATACAAATGCCCCCACAGCCATCCACTCAGCATCTCGTACTGAGATAGTCACAGATGGTTTGTGTTCGCACCAGTGTCGCTGATAGGTGAGCCACAACTCAAGCTGCTCTACAGCAGTCATATCATTACGTGTGACAGCCTGCTCAGGGGACTTGACAGGGAAGCTAAACACTACAGTGCTATCCGGCTTCATAACACAAGGCTCATTAGGAATGCCTTGGTCAATCATGAACTGTGTTAGTGGGTCTTTGTTATCACCACGCACAGTACGAATATAATAGGGGCTGTGACGAGCATGAATTCCACTAGCAGAATCAACCAGTTGTGATACTGTACCCGAAGGTTTAACGCAGCTGATACTAGCACTAGCAGGGATGCCAAGGCGTTCAGCCCACTCAGCGTTAGTAGCCACAGCAATGGATCGTAAATGTTCAAGGGTATTATCCAATCCTTTGTTAGATGATGTCATTAAAGGGTTGTCCATAATGCCTGTCATAGACACACCAAGCAACCGTTCTTCTGCAGTATTGTTTTGCCACACCTTACGTAGGTAGGGGAACTTAATCAGTGTAGACTGTATTGTACCTAAAATAGTGGCAAGCTTAACCTTACGTTCCAAGTCTTTCAATGTATCCGTTGCACGTACCACGCACTCCGTTAGATTACAAAACTGATATGGGCGTAAAATGATTTCAGAACAAGGGTTTGTACCGAACTCATAGTTAGGGTCACGTCTACCGAACTTAGCTGCCTGTTTCTTGGATGCCTCACGGTTGAAGATACCACGCTCACCAGACTTAGACTCAACCAGAGACAGCCACTCACGCATGAATGTTTCCATGTCTGGCTTCTCAGTGTATGATACAGAGTTGTTAGCCAAGGCACGATGCCCAGCTGTTTCCCACCACTGTCCTGACTTAGCGTGACGCATACGGTCATCACTCAGGTTAGACAGAGAGATCATAGCTGAACGTCTCACACCACCTACAACAACGATCTGACCAATGAAGCACATCAAGTCGTGACACTCCATAGAGGATAGCTTACGTCCTTGTGCTGCCTTGAAAGTAGACACAGCAAAGTTAAATAGTTCTACGAGTGGCGCTGGGCCTGATGCTCTACCGCCGAATGTTTTAAGCCTTGCACCTGCAGGGCGTACCTGTGATACATCCCACTTAGGAATCTCACCAGCCCAGAGGAGAGCAAGAACTTGACGGAACCCCTTAGCCCAACCTTCCTTACTGTCCTTAACGACAACGACAGACTCACTCTGGAACAACTCAGGCACTTCTGGAAGCTTGCTGACGAACTGGCGCTCAACGGAGAACCCGACACCCGTACCACAGAGGAGAATGTACATAGCCTCATCAAATGACTTAGGATCATCTACTGGTAGATAACTACAGTTATATCCTGCTGTGTTGTCACGGTCTAGTGCGGGACCAGCTGTCATCATAGCCCTCATGGAAGGCATGATCTCTAAACCCAGTATAGCTTGCTCAATATCCTTTATGTAGCTGTTGTCTATGCCACCAAGTGCCTTACGCACTACGTTATCCATATAACGTCCTACTGTTTCACTCCATGACTCACGACCCTTGCCATCAAAGTACTTGGCATAGCGTGACTTGTGGATGAATGCTTGATAGTCTGTTGGTAAATAATTACTCATTCTCACTCCTCGTTAGTATTTTAATATTTTTAATTGTTATACCGTCCACATCGTGGATAAAATCCTGTAGTGTAATCTCAATCTCAGGATCAATGAATCCATCTACAGGAACTTGATATTCATCCTCGTCTACGTCTAGCGTTAAGAATACTTTAACTATCACTTCGTACTCTCCTTCCTAGAAGTTTACTGTTAGTACATTGCCATCACGTTTATCTACTCGTGGTTCAGGTTCGTCATCTCCGTATGTTTCATCAACTATCTTTAATAAGCTGTGACGAAACTCTGCATTACTTTCCATCAATGGAATAGCAGAAATCAACATCTCTGTTAACATACGTAAATGTGCGTAGTCCTCTTTGTTTAAATCATTGTAGTCTGTTGTAAGCATACCTACGTCAATATCACCTGTCCACTCTCCGTCTTCTACGTAGGGTGAAACACGTATGATAAAGTCATTAGGATCAAACTTTATGAATGATGATAGGTCTCGTTCTTCTGTCATGCTAGCTCCTTTTAATTTTGTCATTAGGGAATACCACCAAGTCAGGGTGGTTGTCAATACCTTTTTCTTTTAGCCAATCTTCTGGGACAATCCTATCTGCATACAGGAATTTATTCTTTTCACACCATGTAGCATATGTACTCTTGGCACCCTTACTTAGCTTACGCTTGCTGCTTTCAAACACAAAGCGTATGTCTAGGTTGGGGTGTTGTTTTTTAATAGCAACATGTTTACGTCTGTCACTAGCTGTAAACAATCCCTTTACTTCTATGATTAATCCGTTAGGCAGTACGAAGTCAGGGGTATAGGTGCGGTACATCAAGTCTTCCCATTCAATTTTAATGGCTTCATACTTGAACTTTACTTTGTGTTCTTTCAAGTAATCTTTGACTTTGATTTCTAGTCCACTCCTATACCCATGCTTCATTGCAGCACGGAACTGCTTGCCATTCATTAGATTACCCAGCCGCCTCGCATGGTACGAATGCCAAG